AGATACAGGGATAGTTGCACCAGCAATTAATGTTAAATCGCCAACATCGGGCGTAAATCCTTCCCTGTCTACTGCATAGCGCCAACCGCTGCCAGCATTAGAGCCGGAGAAAACAATATCTTCATGAGAGCTTGTAGCCTGCGTATAACTTCTGGTCACGCCAAGATTATCTTCTACCCTGATATAATCTCCAGCAAGCAATCCGCCATTAAAAGCAATCGTTATATCAGCCAATTCTTGCGTCCACCTATAGGCGGCATCAAATGTGCAACCTATAGATAATGTTTCGATTCGATATTCGCCTACCCCGCCACTTGTTTTAATAACCCTGTACTTTATGCGCAACCCTTCATCGCTGTCGTAGTCAGCAAGAGCGGCTCGTGAAGCCTCAAGATTAACTGCTGTCATGGCGACAAAAACACCGCTATAACTGCCCTCCTCTGTTCTCATATCATACGTGATAGAAAAAACACCGGTGTTATTACCGCCTACAGATACAGTATCGAAAGACTCAACTCCGCCTATATTGTTCGTCTCTATTTCTATCTCAGTAACAGTGTCCGCCAGATGGAATCGAGTATCAGTAAACAAATAGGCATCTGCAGTTCCAGATATGATCGAAGTGGCCGAGTCATTTGAGTCGTAATAAGGCTGTAAGCCAACATAACCAGAAGTACCTGCAGTATTGCTTCTTGTGGTGACAGATCGCGAATTTCTTCCTACGCTAGGGGTATTACCTTCAAGATAGACCACATCCCAGTTCATATTGATCGAGGCCTGATTTCCGCAGTCAACCTCATCTGGCATTATCACATTTCTTAAATCAACACCCACACCAGAATAAGTATTAAGGTCTCGGCCACCGGTATCAGATATAGTGCCATTTATAACCCAATCCTCACCAGTAAAAGAGGATATTTGGTTAACCTCAAGCAATCTAGCAGCGCTAAAGTCAGAAGGAGTAACCCAGTTCCTGATAGTCAGGTTCTCGCATCCGAAATTCCTTATCGGTCTCGATATCTCATTTTGAGACTCAGATCCGTAATGCACCATCTGGTTTATTGTCATATTCACGCTTTCCAAAGAAGCAAGAACAATACCGTACAGAACAGATTGACTTCGAAGGCTTCTAGTAGAATATGTGAGCTTCTCAATTACGCCGTTCGACTTATCGCCAAATGATAGCGCAACATCATCGCCCGTAAAGATGCGCAAGTGCTGTATTGTGGAGTTGTTTAAATTTAACCTAACCCTAGCAAATGTTGTGTTTCTTGGATTTCTAAAAATGGACGTAGCAGTTCCCACAAAATAAGACTGTGACTCGTCCTGCAGACATTCAGTCGATGACGCGCTATTAGAAACAAGCAGAATATTGTCCCACGTACCGCGAGAAAATTTAAATCGAGTATTAGCAGCGTCACCAACCACGACAAAGTTATCAACCACGCTAAAAGAAAAGTCGGAGGCCTGAAGAATGTCTTCAGCATCAAAAACACCTACCTCGTCAAACAAATACCTACCCCCAGCATTCCAATCTGGATTGCCGGAAATTAAAGATATCTGCCAATCTAGCGTACCGCCAGACGGGTTAAATGCTGCGTTGTTAGCTTTAATTTGAATGTTGGCGACTTTAATATCTACCCCTAGCGGAGGTATTGCGCCATTAACGCCATTACCAAATGTTATTTGACCACCAGAAAAAGAGCCTGTGGCTGTAGTGTCGTGTAAAAAAACCTTACCACGATCGTCCGTAAAGTCATCACTAATATCTGATACGTATGCCCAGCTTTCGGTTCCGGCCTTAACGTATGCAATCTCTTCATATCTTGAGCCTAAAGCATCAACCGGAAGATCAAAAACCTGACCAGCAGTGCCGTCACTTACGCCCAGCGTAATCCAGTCACCTCTCATGCGCCACGTTCCGCCTCCACAGCTGAAAAAAGAGCCGGAGTCCTGAAACGGGATAAATATGGGTGATGAGGTTGATGTGTTAACTACATCTACAGTTCTAGATAAATTGTTATTGAATATGCCGTCAAATATAATTGTTGATTCGGATATGGTGAGTTTAGCGTCCTGCTGCATATCTATTATATCGCCATTAGCAATACCTACGATATCTGCGTAATTGGTATCTGTCGATATGAAAAAAGTTGCCATATTTAACCGCCGATTACTTTAGCAATACTAGTTAATCCACTTACAGACAAGGCAACGGCGAGAACAGGAGTGGCTACCTTCATGACTGTCCACATTATTCCACTTTGTTTTATCTCAAGTGATAACACCCTTTTTTCAAAATCAGAACCCTCCCTTTTAACTTCTTTAACTTCTGATTTAAGCGACTCCAAATCCCTGTTAATCCTATCTGTAGCACCCTTTTGACTTTTTGCCTCAGCAACTTGACTGTTTATAGCTATGGACAATTCATGAAGAGAGCCTATTAGAGCATCCATTTTCTTGTCACTCTTACTATGCTTATCGTCAATCTTTTTGTCGATCTTTTCGTGCTTATCGTCAATCTTTTTGTGAAGGTCTTTTATGTCTTGCTGTGTGGCGGGTGATGTAGTCATAGCATATTCTTGCGATAATAATTGGCAGAGGCGCTAAGCTAGCGCATATAGTTATCAACTCTAAGTTTAATAGTAGATATTCTATCATAAGTCACCGAAACCACTAACACTATAAGACACCCGTACATTATAGGCATATAATACGGGTCAAAAAAACCGCTTATAATTATAGCGCCAAACTCATAAAGAGTGTTTTCGAAACCAAAAACAAAAAAAACAAATCCCCATAAGAAATAGGCTTTTCTGGACAAAAAAGACGAGTTACGCGCCAAAAAATAAAAAGCAAGTGAGACATACGAATATAATAGCATTAGCCAATTATAATAAATGACCTGAAAGGCATCATTTAATGATGTTATAGACCATAAAATCATAAGAAACTTAAAGGATAAACCTATTTCCTTTAGCTTGCTGGGTGCCAGGCACGACATAATAAGCACTGTAAACAGTGCTAATAATAATGACGATATCATTTCTTAACTGTTTTTCGTGACTTCTTTTTAGGTTTTGATGTGGCGGACATAACACTCTCCTTACTTTTTAAATGAGTTAAAATAATCGTCGACTTGCTTATTCATAAAATCAATCTGCTCTCGAAACTTATCAATGTAAGCCCTGTAAAGCTCTGCATCATCATTGCTGACACGTATATCTCTAACCGGTTGCTGTGTTACTTTTTGTAACATATAAGGCTCAGGCTTAATATAAACCAATCTTTCAGTGGTCGAGCAGCCAATAATACTAGCGGCTAACAGTAGTAAAATTATCTTTTTCATCAATCTTTCCTCTGTCCTTATCCGCATTGTTAACGGAATCAAAATTCTCAACCTCTAAAACCCTATCTTTCTGGACAGCGTTAAATCTTTCGCGCCTTACATCATGCTTCTTTTTTTCTTTCTCTATTTCAGCGTTTCTTTGTAGATTTTGAATTTCTTCAGATTTGCGCTTGTTTCGCTTCTTGAGTATTTTGATGTAAACAGCCATAGCCGCAACGATAAAAGCGAACCCCGCAGCTATTTTAGCCTTCATCACGCTAAACATTTTTATTCTCGTGCTTCATTGGTGCTGGAGATATTACCTTACTAGCCGCTAAATAAGCGATATACAAAGAACCAAGCGATTTAACTAAGCCCTCTATCTCTGTTACCGTTTCCGCAATACCATCTATATCTAGCAATCCTACCAATCCTAATAATGCTATCAATCCTGCTACTGCTAGTATTTGATACGTTCTATACCCTTTCATTACAGACCCTCTTTAATATTATGAAAAAATCTATAAATATTATAACACCTATTCAATAAACCCAAATTGTTATATGTCCATCCGGCAATTCTGACCTATAACCAAGATGCACAAATGTTTTAGCAACACCTATAGAATTGCAACCTGCCTTAATTCCAGCATAAACTATATTCCCGCGCGTAGCGCCGTTGCACCTAATGTCAACTCCTTGGCCTTTCTGGTGATCTGCCGATTTTGTGCGGTGCACTTCGTTTGGGTGGTTAGGGCATCTGCCGCCAGAAGTTACAGCCCAAGGGTTGCCATCTATCTCCCGGGCTAGCTGAACCCTGTTTAGATGCTCCTGCCCTACGCTTCTTTTGTCACAATCAGCGTGGCCGCAAGTACACAAAAGCTTTGGGTCGCCTTTTGGGTTAAAGTCTTTGGTTCTTATCATAATTCAGCCTCTTAATTTTTTAAGATGTCGTGATCGCTTAAGGAATAATTTCTGAACCCTAGTGAGATAATCAATATCAAAGCTTCTAGGAAAATTATCGCATTCCAACCGCTCAACTCTATGCCTTCCAATTCTTTCTATTAACCTGATTCTGTAATCTACCACATTGCCAGAATTATATCTGTTGCACTTTACGCATTGCGCATGGATATTAAACAAGTTAAATCTCAAATGCCCAGCCGCCCCTCTACTTCGATAATGACCCGCATCAATAGTGCCGCCTGCTTTACTTTCTGGATAAGAGCCACAGCTTATGCAAGGCTTACCTTCATCCCTTAGCCTAACGTATGAATTTACCGCCGCTTGAGCCTTTTTAATCCAATCCCTAGCAGTTAGCAGCTTTTCTTTTTTCTGCCTAATATCGCGCTTAAATTCCTTTGTGCGCTTTACTTGCGATTTCTCTATGCCGTACTTAGATGCGTGATCAAAGTTGCAGAACGCCCCCAGTGGGACGCTTACCATCGTACTGACATCCCTGTACTCTTTGCAGTACCTGCACCGCTTTTTTGAGTTTGCCATTAGCTTTGGTTGTACTCTAGCTCTAGTATTAGATTTAGCTCATGTATTGCTTTTCTTATATCTTCTGCCCCATTCTTAGCTCGATGTCTGCATACTCGCTTTATCACGCAGCCCTCTAAAAACTGCATCTTATTTTCTTGTATAAATTCTATTGGCTGTATCTTCATGTTCTTGTAATGGTCGCCACCCTCTTGCATATCAAGACTGCTCATTTCTCACCCCTGTTTTTTGTTGGCCAATCTGGCGCTACCAACCCAAACCTTTCAGCCATAAATTTACTTAACACCTGCTGCACTTTTTGCGGGTCTACCGTACTTTGATCTTTCGTAGAATCTTTACCCTCAATAGCTTTTAGCACCGGCTTGTAAAACATATGCTTAAATGTGTCTTTGGTGTGCCAGACGCTAAACCCTTCTCTCATTGCGTTTGATGCGTTTTTCATGTCTATGCCAGCATCATTAAGTAGATCGGCACATTGGCCGCACCAGATATGCAAGGCACTAAACTGAGGGCTGCTTATCCCATGCTTAATACTGTAAGAGCTATAACCGTACTTTTCAAAATCACGATCAATTTGCTCATGCAATGCTTTTTTCGTTTGCTCACTATCTACAATATGAGTTATAGACATTAATTGACACCAACGATAACGCCATGTTTATTACAACTTACCTTGCCCATCTTATCTAGGGCAAAGAGGTATTGACCTAGCTTTTTCGCGCTCATCGAAAGCTCTGAACATATTCTTCTTCTATTGGGAACTTTACCATTGGCATCAATATAGACCTTTAGAAAAGAATAAATCTTTTTCATGTCTCCGCTAAGCTCATGGTCTTTTGGCTCATCAAATGCTGGCTCTTCTTTTATTTTTCCGCCGCTTAAAAGAAAAGCGCTTATCTGATCTTCTATTTTAGACCGCTCAATATTCTGCAATGTATTATGTGGTATTGCCATTGTTTTTACCTTGACGCGATTAAACACGTCTATTTATGTAAGCCATTGATTATTACTGTATTTGTTAAAATGATTTTGTAATTATACGTCAAGGTGAAATAAAATAACGACGTATAATTACAGTGTTATCTTGCAAATCCAATCCCAATGCTAATGGGGAGTATAACCACCCTTAAAGCGGTTTTTTTGCCATTTGAAAAAGTGCCTATATGGAAAAAATAAGTATCGCCATCTTTAGCCCAAATAAATGATTTCGCAAAATCAACCAGTATAACAATCCGCCAAAAACTTAAATCAAATCTCATAATCTATTTTCTCACTTTTCAAGATAACAACTTAATCGTTCTGACCGTCTACGCTTCGCTTCGTCGGCGGTACATTAATAGGTTATGTGTCTTCACCGATTGCATTAATATCTCCTACTAATCTTCCTGTCTTCCAATCTCCGATGTTAGCCCCAAAAAAAAGAGTGCCTTCAGGAGCCTTTTCAATTTCACCAGTAAGAAAAAGCATTGCGGAATGACTGCAAATTAATTGCTTTTCTTGCCAGCATTCCCTACGCATCGTAGATGGATTATCATATGTACAGGTACTCATAAATCACCCGCCCCACGTTAGGCTTATATTGCTGCCAATCCAAAGGAAAAATTCTATAACTCCCCATCCAATTAATCCAATTATTACAATCATTGTTGGTAACAACCCTTTTAAATCTGGTGCGCCCATTTTATCATCTCCAAATTATTTAATTAAAAAAAACACATAACAAAGCCAACCAAAGCGGACTCCGCTACGCTACGCCGTTGTTGGCGAAGGTTATAAAAATTTGTATTGATCCATAATTGCATTGCTTGCATTTTGGCAAGTTCGTAGACTTGCCTTTAAATCAATAATAGCTCCTTGCATATCTGTATAATCCTCTATCAACTCTTTAACAAGGTTCGCAGAAATAGTCATATTTTGCATAGGATTTGAAATCGCCTCCCTGTATGCAGACTCTATGCCTGTTATTTTCTTCATCTTTATATCCAGATTTATAACAACGTAATCTAAATTATTTACACCAATGGATCGCAACTTATTGATGGTATTGAACTTTTAATAAACTATTAAGCCCTACTATCTACATTATTAATTCATCTTAACTACAGCATCAGATTAGAACGGGACATCAAGACTGTCATCGAATGAATCAACTGCTGCATATGTGGGATTTGTCTGGTTGCCGCCTTGGTGTCCTCTGTAATCTGGTGCGGCCTGCTTGGAAGGGTTGCCGCTATCCCCTTGGTGAACACCGCGATCCGCAGCGTTTTCAGTCGTCCCAGCTCGACCACCAAGCATTTGCATTTCACTACCCACAATCTCGGTAGTGTAACGATCTTGGCCACTTTGATCCTTCCATTTACGAGTACGTAAAGAACCTTCTACATAGACTTGCGAACCCTTTTTAAGGTATTCACCTGCTATTTCGGCTAAGCGATTGAAGAATACGATGCGATGCCATTCGGTACGCTCTTGTGGTTGACCGGTTTGCTTATCTTTCCAGCTCTCGGATGTTGCCACGCTAATATTGGTGACTGCGCCACCTGATGGTAGGTATTTAGTAATCGGATCATCTCCAAGATTACCCACTAAAATTACTTTGTTAATTCCACGCGCCATATCAAACCTCATATCTATTATATTTAACATCTGTAATTAAGTCGGTGCATACACCATATTTTTTAGCTACCTCTTTAACAGTGACTCCACCTCTTCCGTTCTTAGCTGCGAATTTCAATAGCCTTATTTCTTTAACGTCATTCTCGCTTAAAGACTTTTTTCTATTAAGATTCAACAGAGACTTTTTTCTTAACCTTCCTTTTCTTGAGCAATCCTTCATATTATCTTTCTGTGTCCCAATAAAAAGGTGGTCTGGGTTTGAGCAAATGGGGTTGTCGCACTTATGGCAAATATAAAACCCTTCGGGAATCTTGCCAAAATACTTCTCATAGCTCACTCTGTGAAGCTTTTCTGGCGAGTATTTAGAACCCATCCTGTTGCTTAATGTTCCGTACCCATGACCATCAACTGATCCAGACCAACCCCAACAACCATCTGTTTTTAAAACCCTCCGATCCATTCTTTCAAAAATACACGTAAATCTTTCTTTGCTTGAGTTATTGCACTTTATTCCGCAATACAATCTAGATGCCCACTGTTTATTTGATTCACTTCTTTTTTCAATAAAAGAAACTCCACAAGTTAAGCAATATTTTGATCTTAGTTTAATAGTCATAGATATACCCCTTAGCGCGTATATCTAATATATCACACTTTTCTTAAAATAATGTAAGCATATTACTTATCACCTTTTTTATTTGTTTTTAATTCGCGCATTTTTTCTTCACGCGCCTCTTTCTTTATTCTGCGAAGCTTTTTGATTCTGCATCCAGCACTACAAACATCCGCATCAACCCGCGCATTTTTTCTAGGCTTTTTACACTCTGGGCATATAAAGTCTTTTGGCATATCGCCTCCCAATCATTAAACATATTGTAACGCATATCTGTTACGCGTTACAATCATTTGTAGCTTTTATTTATCTAATATTTTAGATTGTATTTGCATATAAAAATCAGCTTTTATCTTCTTCGCTATTTCGATTCTTTCGGATAATATTTTTATGAAATCCTCATCGCGAGCAATAACAATGTAACCAAAAGAGAGTCTTGAATCTTTGGCAAATGGATTGTAGTTTGCAAAATACCATTTGTTTGCCCCGGTAACTAACATCGCTGTTTGAATCTGCACAAAGTGATCGAAATTCTCACGTTTTAAATCTGCGTTATCTTTTATAAGCATATTTTTAGAATGCTCTAAAGGGCTTTTACATTTAACTTCTGCGCCCGTTTCAACCAAGTCTAGATCGTCAATCACTAAACCATCGGGAGTTACACCTACGCCGTCTGCATGGATATGCACTTGTTCGTCGTCAATATTAACAAAAGTAAGTCCCGTTGCTTCTGCAAGTAAACGCATACATTCGCTTTCTCTCTCTTCACCGTTTCTAGTGTGCGCAGTGCTAAAGTTAAGGCTGGGATCAGGTTCAAAGAACTCCTCTATGGCCTTCTCTTTCGCGTAAGTGACCAACCCCTCCGGCGGCTTTTCGTGCTGTATTACTTTCCACGTTTTATCTAATAAATCGCCCGTTACTCTGCAGCTTGCAAACTCTTTAACAAGGCCAACTAATGGCTTTTTGTCCATGCAGCCCATCAATGAGTAAAGCTCATCAAATTCTTCATAGTCGCGGCTTGGCAACGACTTATCCCAACCTGCCATTAACCGGTGATTTTCCGAAGCGGTAAAGTTACCCGCGCGATCTAAAAGTATTTTTTCGCTTAGCATTACTCTTGCTCCTGTGCTACTTCGCCGTTGATTGGCTCAGATTTTGTCAATGTCATTACATCCTCAAGCTGTTTTGAGGTTAACGTAAAACTGTTTGAAAGCTGTGTAATAATTGCCATTGCACGCTTTTCACCGCTTTCAACCAGCTTTTTCCATTTTGGAAAGTTCTCATTAAATCGTTCTTGAGAATATTCATTTGCACTGGCTGGCGTTTGCTGCTGCGCCATAGATTCCGTAGTGTTTACTATTTGGATAGCATCTTGAAGCTGTGAAGCCTTAGATATATCAATAGGGAACTTTGACAGCACCTGCTTGATTGCTTTTGCCGCAAACATTTGTTCAGCCCAATTATTGTGAGGGCTATGACTTGAATTGATGCTAGGAGATTTTCCTATAATTTTATGAATCATATCAGCAGGAACGAAAGCATGAGTTTTGTTTTTTGTCTCATTATCAAGAATGGAAACAATCACGCCGGTTAAATGCTCTTTTGCCCATTTATCATCCGATCCTTTGCGTTGCGAAAAGCTAGGGTTAAATATCATCTCACTATCAAAACCAAATCCCTGTTGGCTGAATTCGTCGCAATCATAAACAACATCAGACAATACCGAGTAACCAGCACGCTTTGCCAATACTTGCCAACCTTTATAGCCGCAATCAAAGGTCGCCACGCCGCCATACTTAACGACATAGCCTTGGCCTGCCTCAAGCGGTAAGTCCAGCGTAAGAGCTTGTATTCCACACCGTATGATTGATTCAGGCGTGCAGCTATCAAGCATCTTGCTTAAGCTTATTTTTAGTATGCGCGTTTTAAACGCTTCCATCTGCTGCGGGTTATCCCCTAAAAGACCCTTAAGCTGGTTTTGAATAGCCTCTATCTCAAAAGCATCCATCACTTTTGTTTCTCTAACTGCTAGTGCTGTACTCATCGTGT